TACTATTTGCATAGCTATCCAGACCACGTTGGTTAATAGGATTCACAAAATACCAATTGTCCAGCAGATTACGCCCTGTGAGCTGAGATGTTTTTGTTATGGAGTCATCAATATCTTGGGCGGAGTGTTCGAGCTGTATTACGTCGCTCAAAATCCCGTTGATCAGTTTTTTTATAATACTTGCCACGCTATCACCTCAATAATACAAAAAGGCAATTCCGAGCCCTCCAGTACCACCACGGCTTCCTGCACCGCCGATACCGTTCTCGCCATCCCATTTATTTTTTGTTACATTGTTATTCGACGCGCCGCCCGCTGCACCGCCACCGCCGCCGCCGTTGCCGCCCGTTCCGCCTCTGCCACGGTACTGAGTAGTGGCTGGAGCGTCCGCATCCGCGCCAGCGCCGCCGTCGCCGCCGGTGCCGTATCCATCTCCGCCGTTATAAGTAGCGGAGCCTGAGTCGCCGTCTTTTCCGTTGTGACCTGCTGCTGCACCGCCGCCATAGCCGCCAATACCTACAACGGTCATTTTGCTGCTCTCGTATCTCGCGGTTTCTCCCTGTGCGCCGGGTGTGTATGTAACGCCATTATATACGACGCTTTCTCCTTCGCCGTCTTCTCCACTGCCGCTGCCGCCATTCACACCGTCATCACCGGGCAGCCCGTATGCGACCCCGCTGAACATTTCGACAAATCCGGTCTCAGACGCACGGCCATTTGCGGTAGAGTATTCTCCAAAAGTGGTGTCCCCGCCAAGCGAACCCTCTTGTGATCCCTCTTCTGAGTAGGCACCGAAGACTCCGCCTCGTCCAATTTTCACCACAAAGGTTTGTCCCGGAGTTACCGAGATCGTAGCAATGTAAATACGGCCTCCGGAACCGCCCTTACCAGCTTTACCACCCGCACCAGGCTTACCGCCGTTTCCATCGCTTTTACTTTCGTTGGTGCCGTCTGCGCCTTTTTCGCCTGATGCACCGCCTTGGCCGCCTGAGATGAGGACAAGGCGCGCCTTACCCTTTGCCTCTGCCGGGATTGTGATCGTCTCATCTTCGGTGAAGATACGCAGGTGCTCATAATAATTGCCAATTCCGGTGGGTGTGTACCCCTCCACAAATTCGGTTTGCGCTCTGAGCAAATTGGATATATTGATATCCATGGACTTTATAATGCCCGTTATTGGATCGCCAAACGGGTCATCCATGCTTATTGGGTCGCCTGGACGTTCCGTACCGACCACAAGATCATTGGAGACAGTGCGCGCGTTGCTGTAGTAAGCAAGTACGCGCTCGGCCACATTTTCGGAATTTGCCAGATTTACAAGCGTCGCGTCCGTAACAGTAGCGGTGTTGTCCTTGCTGGCCCCGGCCTCGCCGCGTAAAATTTCCCGTACAATGTGCGTATACTTTTGACCGGTGAGGAGGCAATCTGAGCTCTGTGCCAGTACGGCGTAGTTTACGCCGCTCTCTAAAATTTCCCCGTTGTCAATCCGAAGATCATGTATCGGGTCATCAAACGGCACAAGCACACCAGATACATTGAATCCATTGGGAGTAATGATATCTTCCGCCGCCGCCTCGCCCGAAAACAACGTGGCCGTCTCGTCGGATGCAAATGCTATGTATGTGTGCTCCGCAACCGAAACCGCTGTGGACGGTGTGTTGTAATCAATGCTGCCGCCCGAAAACAAACGGCTCTCTTCGATTTCCGCTGGATCGCTGTCTGTGAGAGCTGTGATCCGTATCATTCCGTTCGCGTCTTTTTTCAGTGCGAGCCCCATCACAAACAAAAGCTGGTGGAGGTTTTCTCTCCGCGTCCCGATGGGCAGCCAGTTATAGACGGGGATGCTTTGATATGCCTCGTCTATGCTGTACTCTACCGTGCCGGAAATAATATCTGCGACTACATCGGACAGGGCTTGTCCCGTGTACATGCCGCCGTAATGCTGGGTATTATCCAGCAGACCGACCCCTGAAATGCAGGAGAGCTTATAATGGATTAGCCCCACCCGCATCACAGATGACAAGAAAAACTTACCGATCAGCACATCGTCATGGTAGTAATATACTGGCTCGCCATAGACATACTGTGTCAGATCATCCAGTCTGGGCCTGGCCACAAGGAAGTGCCCATTTGAATCACACAGGAGATACCCGTCCGAGTCCGTCAGCGGGAAAAACTGCGTGTCGAAGCTTTTGACCGTCACATCCAAGGTATCAATTGTGAGCTCATCTCCAGCAATGGAATTGCCGATGAAACAATGTCCCTCCTTGATATCCTTGGCTGTGAAGGTCCGGTCCCCATATATAATTTTATAGCTCATGGCGTCACCTGCGGGTTAACTGGGACAAAATTGACTTCTATTTCGTCCCAGTAATTTACGCCGTCCTGCACCGTTCGTATTTTTCTTTTGCCGGATGTATAATATGCTTCGTATATAATGGTGCTTTGCCCATCGGCGGCTTCAAGTGTTACAAAGTCGTCCACAGAGTGCTGCACCAGGTAATCCCATAGGGCATCGAACCCTTCTGCGTTGCTTGCGCTGAAAAAAGTGATTTTATGTCCAATATATGTACCGATGACATCCCTGACCATGCTCCCATTCTTTACTCGCCCTGCATTTTCTCCATCCAGCACGTTAAAGTTTTCTTCGTAGTCTGAGATCGCTACTTTGGCGTCGAAGGACTGACCATTGATTTTGATATAATTTGCGCTCATATGTATCACCTTCAAGCCTTGACTAATTTATATCCACGCCGCTTTGACTCGTCGTCCAGCTCGTAACTCAGGTATCGCGTTAACCCGGATGCGGGCTTTATAGTAATCGTGAGCTGGCCGCCGTAAACCCCACTGCCCGACTGCATTCCGCGAGCAACGGCAGCTTCAATTTCAGATGCGGGGGCCTCGATATTGGTCCCGCTCTTTTGATCACCCAGAATAGCCAAAAACTCCCGGTTGGGCGGAATGACGGCGCCACGGGCCAGAGCCGGAATGCTTTTTGTGCTAATAGCAGCAGACATTCTGGTTGAGGAAGAATTTATTGTTGGCGCAGAATTTTTTGCGTCTGTGAATTGGCCTGTTATCCAGCCGACTTTTTCTGACACCCAGTTTGTTACACTCGACCAAACGCTTTTAAGCCCGTTAAGCAAACCATTGAGTATGTCTTCCCCGAGGTTTGCCCAATAATCCAGCGTAAAGAATTTGGCTGGCCCAGCATCCCACCAGGATACAAAGCTGTCCCAGGCCCCAGAAATTGCATCCTGAATGAAATTCCAGTTTGGCGTGATTGCGAGAACAAGCCCGGCAGCTCCTACGGCGATCAGCCCAAGTCCTAGCGGTATACCGGCCCCGGTAAACAGCAAAACCACGCCAAGCACAAGCAAAGCGCCGCTAACTATTGCAGTCACCGCCCCGATGGGGCCTTGCATTGCCGTTTGAATTGTTTCCCAATTAACAACTGCCGTTGTTGCAAGTCCTACGGCCCCCACGATCAAAAGGCCAATCCCAAGAGGGAGGTTTGTGCCAGTAAAAACGAAAACCGCGCCAAGAACAAGAAGTGCTGCGCTGACAGCGGCGATAATAGCTCCAATAGGGCCTTGTAAAGCCGCCTGAACGGTTTCCCAGTTTAAGGCGGCGGCAGAAGCCAGCCCAACGGCTCCAGCTACCATAAGCCCGATGCCAAGAGGAAGATTTGCGCCAGAAAATATAAGAACCGCGCCAATCACCAGAAAAGCTGTTCCCACCAAAAGCAAAATGTCTGTGACTACCTGTTTAATACTTGTGGTCGCGCCATCCCAATTAAGCGCAATGGCCGCTGCAAGAGCCACGGCCCCAGCCACCAGTAACCCAATGCCAAGGGGGATATTGGCACCAGAAAATGTAAAGACAGCGCCCAGAACCAAAAGCGCACCACTTACGATTTCCAAAATGCCGGTAATGGTGTTTCTCACTTCGGCATCCATTGACCCCCAGTTTATGGCCGCCGCCGCTGCAAGAGCCGCGGCTCCAGCCGCAATAAGCCCGATGCCAAGAGGAAGATTTGCACCGGAAAACGCCAATACTGCACCAATTACCAAAGCTGCCGTGCCAAGAATTACAAGGACTCTTGTAATGGCCGTTTGCAAAGGGCCATCAAGAGCGCCCCAGTTTTCAGCGAGCACAGAAACAAGGCCGATTGCTCCCGCCGCCATAAGTGCAAGGCCGAGAGGGACATTGACGCCAGAAAAGGCAAGAAGAGCGCCAAGTGCAAGTAGTGCACCAGAAACGTACACCGTCAGCTCGTCAATTTTCCGCTTGTATTCTTCTGTGTTAAAATCCTCAAAAATCGGGCTGATTCCCTCCGAAGCAGCCGCTCCAGCGCCTCTCCCTTGTTCGTTTTCAGACAGCTTGTTGATGGTGTCAAAGCTGGCAAGCGACTTCTCCGCGTCTTTTGCCGCGTTCCCTACACCGTTCAGGGCTTCTGTTTCCTTATACAGTCCCTCCGCCGCCTCTGCCGCCTGCTCTTGCGTCATGCCAAACATAGCGGATACAACGCTCGATATGGCGGTGACGATTCGATTCAGAATATTTACAAATGTTGTGAAGGCTGGTATAATGACGTTGAAAAGCGGCTGAACCATCGTCAGTAAAGCGCCCTTGAACCGTCCAACGGCTTCCGACGCTTCATCGTTTACCTTGATGATTTTCCCCATCCACTCTGTAAACGCAGTCACCGCCCGGAACGCAAAGCTGAACATAAGGCTCATTCCGATTGCCCGCCCGATATTGTCGGCAAAACGAGACGCCTGTTTTCTGGCCTGGTTCATCGAATTAGCCAGTTTTTCCACATTAGCGCTTCCGGTAGCAAGATGTGCCTGAATGGCTCCGGCCCGCTCTTCTGACAGGTTAAGCTCTAAGCTTGCCTTACTGATTGCGTTGTTGTAGCTTTCAACCTGACCTTGTACCTTGTTCCATTCGTTTTGAAGCAGACGTACCTGCTCCTTTTGCTCCTGGATTTCCGCTTTACCTACACCGCCGTAGCTTGTGCTTTGGAGAGAAGTCAACTTTGCCTTTGCAGCGTCAAGCCGCGCACCCAGTTCCTTTGACTGTTCCACCAAAGGCATTTTCTGCTGTTGCTTGACATAAATTTGGTCGTTGAGCGTTTGAATCTTCCGGTTAAGTCGATTTAGTTCCTGTTGCGCTTTTTTATCATCAATTCTGGTTTCAATGATGATTGAACCATCTGCTGCCATAAAATCATCACCTTTGGAGGGGAATTGAAATGGGAAAACTGATGAAATGTAAGACTTGCGGGGCGGAAATCACAAAGTCGGAAAAAGCATGCCCCCTCTGCGGGGCGAAGCAGCACAAGGGCGTCTATGTTGCCTGCGCGGTGGTAGCGGCGATCGCCGTCATTGGCTGTGTGGCCGTCGTGGCCGGTTCCATGGGCGGTAGAACGTCCAGCACCCAGAACACTCAGGGCGACCACACAGCCAAAACCTTGACATTTTCCGGTGATGGCTTCGAGGCGGAGTACAAGGGCTGCTCCAGCTCCGACTTAGTGGACGGGTGCTTTTATGTCTCCCTCTCCGTGAACAACACAGGCGACGTAGAGCAAATGTACGTGCTCGATGATGTCTATGTGGAAAATTCTCACTGTTCCACAGGGACAGGCTTGCCCGTGACTGCTCTTCCAGGGAAAGGTGTGACTGGATCCTTCATCGTGTCTTGTGAGACGCCGCTTGAAGATGTTGAAAAAGTGGAGTTCCGCCTTTCTGTCTTAAATAGCGAGACGCTGGACCAATTGACGGAAAGCGATGTGATTACGGTCTACCCAAATGGATGATCAAGGCCGCTCCTTTTGGGGCGGCTTTTTTATGTCCACGCCTTGATTAGCGCTTCCTCTGACTCTGTGTAGCGGACCTTTATATCTACAATTTCTTTATTTTTTCTGTAAAATTCTTGTTCGGTTTTATCCAGCCTTTTGCCTTTTGCCTTTTTGCTTCTAATTCCAACGATTTGGGCAAACAGGCAATCGCCGATTTCCATGTACGCGGAAAGAAAGGTCCACCAGTGTACGCCGCCTGTGTTGGACTCCGTGTCGTACTCTAACGCCCTGGTCTCATAGCCCAGCACCCGGTTTACCGGGGCCACGATGTACTGGAAGTCTTGCTCCCACGCCACAAGCTGAGGTTGCTTTTTTTGCCCCTCCTGCTCCTGGCCGCCGTTGATAAATTTGAAGCACTCTTTTAATGCAACGTCGTAGTCGGTCAGCACCTCGAAGTCCACATAGAACATCTGGAGCACGGCAAGGGCACGATCCTCGTCACTTAGTTCCGGGTCGTTTATTGCCTCAAAAATGTCCAGGATGACCCGGAAGTCATAGCGAACGGCAAATTCCTTCCCGTCTATTTCAACGCTTTTGGGGAGTCTGTAGCCCATGCCGTACTACCTCACTTGTGGTACTTCTGATATTTTGCAGTGTATTTTGCAATTCGTGGATTTGTTGATTTCTGTTCTCTGGTGTATGTGCTGTCGATTTCGTCCATCACGGCCAGCATCAGGTTGCACCACGCCGGAAGCCCAGCGGCCACAGCGTAAACGTTCATATCGCCAAAGAGTACATCACTCACCGGAACGCCAAACAGGCCGTCGATGATTCCCCGCATTTCAGCATCCCGCTCCCTGGCAAAGTCAAACACCTCTCGTTTGTTTGCCATCTTCTCGACCTGGGCCTTATATCCCTCCTGCTTCTTGTCTAGTTCCTCAAAGGCGGAGTAAAGGCGCTCCACAAAGTTGCTGTCTGTTGGGTTAAATGTGACCTCACACTTTCCGTTCAGAGAGTAAGTAACAAGGCCCGATTCAAAGTTCAGTTCCTTCATGTGTTACACCACCCCGCCAGGAGTAAAGGTGACCGTGCTGCCGGTTCTCGTTACTGTGCCAAGGGTACGCTCGCCGCCGTAGGTAATCTCTGTGGAAATTTCCAGGTTGCCTCCGCCCTCGCCGCCAATGCGGGTCACGGCAATGGCGCTCCCGCTGTACCGCTCTGCAAAGGTAGCCTCGCCGGAATCGGCGTAGAAATGAGCGATCAGCATATCCTGGTTGGCAAGAGACTGGGCGTTCTGGTCCTTTACACCAAGATTCCACAGCTTTACTGCTGCATCGTCTCCAGCGTCCATAGGGATAGGGTCAAAAGACTGGGTAATGATGGGCTTCTTCATGGTGGTCCAGGTGTTTCCCAGGATGTCCTGCGTGGATTCCTGGCTCCAGTCCATTTCCTCATCGGAGTCTTCCACGCGCTTGCCGAACGCACTCCATGTGGGAGTCTCTGCGGTCCCTGTGTTAAGATAGGCGATCAGAAGTTCTCTGGCAATGGTCTGGCCCGCCGTAGTGTTAAATTCAAGGTCTGCCATTATGTTTTCTCCTTTCACACGCCAACTTCATAGGTCAGCTTCATCAAAATTTGGTAATCCTCATATCCATCCTCATAGGAGGCAAATTTGGAGGACTGAGTGGTGGGCTCTACTCTGAGCGCCCGAATCTCGTCTCCCAAATCAGGGAGATTTTTTCTTGCCCAGTCACCGAAGTGGTTCAGCCGCTCGTCCGCCTCCAGGCGCTTATCATTGCTGCGCCCCGGCTTGATGCGGTAAATCAGCTTAAATTGGTACTCCGCCTGATAACCGGCCAAGATAAATCGTTTTGTGATATAGGTCCCCTGAATGGTAGACAGGGCCATACCGGTCTCGTCCCCCTGGTCGGCGGTCAGGAACTCATACTTGATGATATCCACCGGCTTCTCCGGGAAGGTGTTGGCCCATACCAGCATTGAGCGGGATATCTTGCCTACTTCCTCTGCCGCCGCCAACATGCGAGGTTTTTCTTTCTTATCAGAGATCATCTTTCACCGCCTTGTCTGCCACACGGATCCATTTTCCCAAGTTTTCGGCCTTGCTGGCTTCGAACCAGTGGTCCTGGGCTTGTGCGTGCATCGCCTTGTTGAACACTAGATTTTTGTCCGTCAACACTTTTGTGGTGCCTTTCCGGGCATAACTGCTGCCAGTCTCTGGGTCTACCATAAGTTTCCCGTTGTACAGATACCTGGATTGAGGGCCAGGGTAAATAATCAATGGGCCGTCCACTTTCGTTCTTCGGTCAAGGTCTCCGGTCAGAGCCGGAACAAACGGAGAAGTGTCTTTTTTTACCTGGAGTGCCACAGTATGCTCCGCTTTGGTACATCCCTCAGCCAGTTTGTCCTTGATTGACTCCAAGCCATCGGTGTGTACCGTGAATTTCGGCATTTCAGACGCCTCCGACTTCCCAATGGGACATATCTCCGCCAAAATTCTTGAAGTCCACCTTGGTCACGTCATACACGTCATCGGAGGCAGCCTCTATGGTCTGCACTGTCCAGTCCGGGTGTACAGCCTCGCCCTTGACGAAAAAGCAGTTTCGGCCCACAGAGAGGGTCCACAGGGCGGATTTATCCTCTGTCCTCCAGAACTCAATAGGACCGATATACCGCTTTGCCGCACCGGTCACGCCGTCCACGGCCTCCACACTGACCGGAATATAGAGGGTTACCGCGTCCGCTCCCTCCAAGCCGCTTTTCGTCACGTTAGAGCCCTTGGAAGCATCTAGGAGGACTCCACGCAGTATGGTGATATGATTGACCATGGATGGTTCAAAATCGTTCTCCGGGAGCTCTGTGGTCTCTGTGTTATAGACCGTCACAACATGGGGGAACATATCCACAGGAGCACCCCCTTCCCCGGTATAGGAGACCGGTGGTCCCTAAATACTGCTGGGCGATCGCCGTAAGGGAAGCCTGCGCCGCCTGTGCGGAGGAAAGGGCCTGTTGAGCGCTGTCCCCGCCGCTGCGGTAGGTCTTGGACCAGCTTCCTACGCTCTGGCTTTGCAGTTCGCCACCGGAGTTCATGGCGGAAGTCAGAGACTTTTGCGCCAGCGCCTGCGCCGCGTCAATTGACTGGTACTGCTCCGCAATGGCGCAGCAGGCCATTCTCAGCGCGTCCAACTCGCTGTTTGGGGCCGCCCGGCCCTGCGTGTAGTAATCCAGAAAGGAACTTGCGCGCAGGGCAAGGCGGGAAAACTCGGCCTCCTGAATGGCTGTTCCCAGGTATACAGTTGTATAATACTCATAGTCTGCGTAAGCCATTGCAAAGCCTCCTTTTAGGTCGATTTTGTGACGTTTACGGAATAAACCTTCTGGGCCGTCCCGTTTTTCACTGTAATGGTTAGGGTGTTTGCCCCGCCGGTCCAAGTCGCCGCCGCACCGTTGTCAATAGGTGTCTCGCCATTCAGGATGGTAATGGTCGCTGCCTCATCCTCCGGTGTGGCGGTCACTGTATTTGTCGCATTTGTGGTTGTGGCTGTGTACTCCGTCGTGTTTGGGTCAAACGTCGGAGTAAGCGTCAGCGCGCCAATCGTCAGCCCCGAGAGGCGCGCGCTCATTCCCCCGCCGGTGCGTATACAGCAAACGGGAATGCCTTGGTATTCCCGGCATTATAAGCGTTGATGGGGTTGGGAATCTCCCACCCCAGACGCATGACCGCGCGGAGCGCCACCATATCGTTTTGCATCAGGTTATAAAGGATGTTACCGGTTGTGGGGTCCTGCACCACGCCGCTGTCGAAGATCTTGAAGGTCATATCCTGACGGATAGCATAAACCAGTTGGCTCCAATCGCCCACAATAGCGAGGGATTCGTCCGGATCATAAGCGCCGTTTACGGGGAAATACATGGACATACCGTCCAAGGCATAGCGGGTATCTCCCTGCATATCGGTCTTAAAGATGGGCTGTCCGTTTTTGTCTACCAGCCCGCGCAGCTTGGCGCGCATCTGAATGGCAGCCATTACGCCGTTGGGGATATAACCGCTCTCCTCCACTTTGGCGATCACGCCGCCCTCGCCCATGATATCCTTAAAAATATCACTAGTGGCAGTTACAACGGCGCTTGCAGCGGTGGCCGAAGGTACAAGGCCGTCGCGCCAGGAGGTAGGCTTATCCTTGCCATACATAATAGCGGCGTCGATGACCTTTCCGAATGCCTCCTGGATACGAGGCCGCGCCTCACCCCAAATGTCGTAGTCGCTGTCGTCCAGCACTGCCTCGGGGATAGGGACAATGACGGCGATCTCCTCAGCGTAAATTTTCTTTTTGTCCCACGCCATATTGGTTGTCTTTTTTAGGGACGATTTAGAGTCGGTTGCTCCGGTGGCTGCCTCACCGTTGACAAAATAAGCGGTGGGCAGAGCGTCCAGTACATTGAGGGCCTGCGTCTTGCTAGTCATGTTGGGCAGCCGTCGGGCCATCCGCAGCACAGCGGACTCCGTTACAGCACCCTGGATAATCTCGCGGGTCACGGGCTCGGGAATAAGCCCGGAAAGTTTGCTTCTGTCGATAATATCGGCCATTGATAGGCTCCTTTCTTACTTGAGTGCGCCCCGGATCAGGGCATTCATTACGTCGTTTTCTCCTGTTTTTTTACTCCCGCCGCCCACGGGAGCGGTCCAGTCGAAGGTTGTTTTCTTTCGGTCAGCGGTCAGGGCATCCACGGCCTGCTCGAAGGTGGTCTTGTCGTCCACCATCTTCCCCGCCTTGAAGGCGATAAACTCTGCCTCCTCGCCGGTGATGCCCTTGGACGCAACGTAATAGCTTCTTTTGAGCTCCTCTAGTTCAGCCTGGGTCGTGGAAAGCGCGCCGGAAGCAGTTTCGGCCTCCGTAGTTTTGGCCTTCAACTGCTTTGCAAGCGAAGCTGCCTCTGTTGCCTTTGTGTCAAATACATCCTTTTTCACATATCCAGACAGATCAACGGGGTCGGGGATTTGAAAACTGAGCAGCGCCGTTACTTTTTCGTCGGCGGTCATGCCGTCAAACCCTTCAATAGTGCTTGTATCAATGTTCGCCATAATGCTTCTCCTTTGGGTTTTATAGACTTCTCTGTCTTGTGTTTGGGATTTTCGGCTTCTCTGCCGTTTGGGTTTTAGCGTCTTCTCTGACAAACAAAAAGAGCCATCAACTGCTGATTGTTCAGCAATCAATGGCTCTTGGCTCACAGGCTCTTGGCTCTATGCAATATTTACTTCAATGTCGTGCTTACAAGCTTTACATCGAAATGGCATATGTTGTATTTTGGTATCTGTTCGGACTGGGAAAAGAGACTTTCCGCAATGGGGACAGCAATACCACTTTTTCCCGTAAATATCTTCTTTAATCATTTTCCCTCCGAGCAAGGGAAAAGGAAGCCACATCTCTGCGGCCTCCTTCCCTCGTAGTCTGGTTCTTTGGCAGGCGTGGCGTTCTCCTGCATCTCTCGGGTTTCCCCTGTCAATACCATCGGCGTGTGGATGCCACGAAATTGTCCACCTCAAAGAACCATTCTATTCTACTTGAATTATAGCCGTTTTATTCAGATTTGTAAAGCATTTTCTTCGTGCGCAAGTATCTTCTGTAACGCTTCTCCTCCACTTTGAGAAATGTAATGATAGAGTTCTTATATCCCGGAATGTCCCCCTCAACAGCAAGTCTCAAAATAAGCTGAAATCTTTCATCCGCCTCTACAAACTCTTTCAAAAGAAATGCTGTATTTGGCTTATTTGCCTCCAGAATATAGTCAGGTTCTTCAACAATCTGTTTGAGATATTGTGAATACCGTTCAAAATCATTTGGATGGCGCTCTCTAATGTGCTCGATCCGCTCATCAGTAATAATGACTTCATCGGTCTGGATTTTATCTGCGACTACCTTATATTTCTCAACATCAATTCTTCCGACAGTATGCACAGGAGAACCCCCGCCGTTCGTTTTCTCTATTGTATCACGAACAGCAGGTTTTTCAACTACTTTTACTTCTTCATATACCCTCATCCTCTCCATCTGCATCGGCAACCCCGCTTCCTTGCTGAACGCTTTGTATTCTTTGTTCAGCCGCCGGATGCGGGCAGTCACCGCCTGTGCGTTCTCTGTCAGCCCTGCGGCCTTATATGCTGTCTGTTCACGTTTCAGCTTGCGGACGGTTCGCTCGATCTGCCGCTGTTTCTGTGTGGCCTCATAAGCCGTGTAGTGCTTTCCCTCAAAGTCCACGTCGTGCCCATCATCTATGTGGGCCAGCTCCTCGTCGGTATATGTGCGCTCCATCACGCCATCCACAAAAGCAAATCGTTTATGCCGACAGTTAGCACCCTCCAGGCCGTCCACATAGCCAAGCCCACATACCTCGTAGATGCTCGGATATTTGTCCCCGGCCCTGATGGAGTAAACCCGGCCCTGCCACGCCTTGTGGTTCTGCCAGCCGACGCCGGTATCTCGCGCCCCGATGTGGGCGGATATTTCAAAATAGGGCGTTTCCAAATACTCCGCACTTTGCTCTGTGTATTTGGCGCAGAGTTGGGACACGCCTGTCATCACTGCCCGGCGGGCAGCCACATCAATGTGGTCACGGTGGCCGCTCTCATAGTCAACCTTGCGTATTCCGCTGTCTGCAAGCTGTTTGACGGCGTTTTTGATGGCCTGGTTGTACGAGACGGCCCCGCTCATGACCTGCATTTCTGCATTGTCCAGCGCCCATTGATAGGCCCTCGCCGGGGCCAGCATTGTCCGGCCATTGTCCACCAGAAAGCCCATAGATCGGGTCAGGTTGCCAATTTCTCTCTGCGCCTGTGCCATAATGGCGGCGATGTCGGCGGCACTCACCAGCGTCTCAGGAGCAGTCACCCCAGTAAGGTCCATGACCTCTTGGTAATACCTTTGGTTGCGCTCCACAACATCGTCCAGGAGCTTTTCGAGGTCGCTCTGGCTGATGCTTGCGGTGCGCTGGATCGCCTTTTCGATCTCCGTCAGGTCGATGCCGTGGGAGCGAAGGGCCCGTATGTCCTGCACCGTGACCTCGTTGAGTTGACCGGACAGCTTCAGGCGGGAGCATATCTCGTCAAGGAGGGTTGCCTCCAGGCTGCGGTAAAGTCCGGCTATTTCTTCCGGGAGGGCGTCCAATAATTCAGGAGAATGGATATTTCATCCGGGCATCACCCCCTTACAAATTGAAGATAGGAAAAACAAAATCTTGCGGGTGTCTTAGCGCAGAATTATCGAAAAAACGGGCAACAACTCACGGCGCAACGTCGAACCGAAAGAAAGAACGCATATACGACATTTGGAGGGCAATGAAAGAACGTTGTTACAACCCAAACAATATCAGTTACAAAAATTACGGAGGCAGAGGTATTTGTGTATGCAAAGAATGGCTTGACGATTACACGTCGTTTAGGTCATGGGCCTTATCTTCTGGCTACGCCGATAATTTGAGCATAGATCGTATTGATTGCGAAAGGGATTATTCGCCGGACAACTGCCGGTGGGCGAGTAGGAAACAGCATCGCAATGGTCGGAAGAAACAGGGTTAAGCACGGATGCTATTTCCGCAAGAATAAAAAGGCTAGGTTGGAGTCCCGAAGATTCATTGACGAAACCGCTTAGAGGAAAGCAAAAATAACACTCATTCTACTTCTGTTTGACTTTCCGTGGTTAAGTCCTCCATCCGAGGAAGTGCTTTTTTTGCTTCGTCCGGGCTTTCATTCATCCATTTGGCCCGAAATTCCCAATCGTTCATGATGCCCGCTTGAAGCAACTGCATATCTCTGGAAAAATCTGTCGCTTTGTCCTCAATAATGCTGTCATCAAAGTCCACAGAGATCTCAATATCCTCATTCAGTCCGGCGTTCATGGACGCGTTGCCCAGGCGGAGGATAATGCGGCACAGCTCCACCAGCACTTGCTCCAGAATGATTTCATGTTTTTTGATCGTGCGGAACATGGTGGAGTTTTCGCTGATAACTTGTGTCGCCGTGGTGATGCTCCCACCATCAAAGCGATAATAGGTCTCTCCGAAACCGCACTTACTGGACAACAAATTGAGCTGGTCCTGGATGCCTGTATTGTGCTCCTGTGTGCGGAGGGTCATATCGATTGGGGTAATAACTGCTCCGTCACTCACATCCTCTGGGAGCACATAATAGGCCAAATCGTCGCTGTCAAAGACCGGCTCTCCGTCTAGGTATTTCATGGCAGATGGCTTGACCATGATGCGCTTTTTCCCTAGGACAAATTCGTTGACGTAACTGTCATAGGCCACGTCTGCGCCCTTTAAAACATCAATGGAATTTGCATAGATGGATATTCCAAGTGGGGAATCGTCAAAATTGTTTGCGATATTGGGCCGGTCAATGACAAACCGCCGCCGGTCAGACCCTGTATGTACCACCCGTGGCACCCGTTTAAAGTTTGGCACAGAGGTTAAGCCCACTTCGGTGTCCACATTGTTGTTCCGGTATTTATATAGTCGGTTCTCAATGTCATACAGCCCGTTGACCTTGTGGTGGATTTGCAGGTAACAGTATTGCTCTCCGTTTACGGTAACAATGCTGTCAAAAGCGCACTCCGTAATGATTCCGTTTTGCCACGCCAGCGGCCAGATGTGCTCCACGGTCACATAGTCCATCACAATGCCTCTTGCGCTGCCTGGAACGGGCCCAGTCTCCTTTGCCTCCATTCCCACCACACGCGGAATAAAAGCCACTGTCCCAAGAGCAAACGCCTTTTCCTGCATCTCGTTTGCTTTGACCAGGAAATTATTTTCAGTGAACACTCGGTCAACGAACGCCTGCTCTTTCTGCCCCTCTAAAGTGATTTTTACCTTCTCATTCATCAGGAGGTTTGCCCAGTCCTCCGGGATTTTCTTACCCATGTTGAGAGTGTACCGCTTGCATCGGACCATGCTCGTTCCGTTTCGGACCTTGTACCGGTGGAAGCCCTTCACATCTCCCACATACCAGGACTTCCACTCCTGCACTTTTGTGTAAAACTCCTCCGGCACGGTGGCGTAGCCCAGTTGTTTGAGTTTGTCGATTACGTTCAAGCGGTCACCCCCATTCTGCGGAACGCGCGCTCCAGCGCATACCGTGTCGCGTCGATCAGATGGTTATTCTCGTCAGGATACCCGCTGATGATGTCCCCATCCTTGTTGCGCTCGTATTCGTAGTTTACAAACTCGTCATAGGCATTCGGCGTCCTGCGACGGTCAATTACGATCCTCCGGCGCTGAAGCCACTTCATGCTGTATTCCACACTCCCAGGCCCTTTGATTGCCTCTTTGGCCGGGAGGCCCATCGCCCGATAGTCTGCTGATGATTTAGGCTCTGCGCTGTCGCAGGTAATGTAAGCATCCTTGTATCCTCTGGAAAGAATCAACTTCGCGCTCTCCTCGTTGGTCAGCTTATTTTGGTATATCTCGTCCATTAGGTATATTGTCTCCCTGGCTCGGTCATAGTGGAGACGGATAAAGGCAAATGGGTCTGGGAACCAGCCCCAGTCCACACCCTGATAGATGCGGTCAAACCGAGACGTCTCTTCATCCGTGATTTCCCGCAGCTCCAGATTTTCAAACACATTTCCGCCAGTCCCGACAGCTTCGCCCAAGTACTCATGCCGGTATGCTCGCTCATCTGTTTCCTTTAGGTGTTCGGCCTCTGCTAAAAACTGCGCCCCCAGCCATTCAGGCGGGGCCTCCAGGTATGTACTCTTGTGGCACAGCCGGTCCGTCCGCTCCTCCAGGCTGTCCTTATTGGCCCAGTTGTCCCGGCTGATCGGCGGGTTGTAGCTCTCAAAATTCCAAAATTTGGAGCCTCCGCGCATGGTGGATTGTAGGATAGTGCGGATTTCAGCTCGCCCAGCAAACTGGTCTTTTTCCTCAAAGTGTGTGACAGCGATATAGCCAAACGGCACCTTGATAGACTTGATCTTCATGGGATCGTCAGCACCACGGAACATAATCTTCTGCCCGGTCGGCCTATAAATCAGCTCCATTGGCTGGACTTTGGCATCCCAATACTGCGCCATGCCCAGCTCTCCAATTGCCCAAAGATACTGAGCATACACGCTGTCCCGAATGGTGTTTGCCACCTTGCGGAGCACCAATGCATGAGTACACGGATTATTTATCAAAAGCAATGGGACCAGCAATGACACACAAGATGATTTCAGGGAGCCACGCCCACCGGAAAGGTCGTAGTGAGTGTGCCCGTGCTGGAACACGTCACGGGCTAGCAAGTGGAAAGCGGGGCCAATAACAGAAGAAAGCCGCACCTCAGACATCAATAATCACCTGCACCTTGCCCTCTTCCCCTTCGCTCTTGACGAGCGCCCATTTATCAATCAGCGTCCCGATTGCCGTAGTGACCTCGGAAGCAGTTTTTGCGGTTTGGATCTTCTCCGGCAGCACGGCAAGGCCCACCTCGATGATGTCGCAGACCTGCTTTCTCCGGCTGTCCATATAGGCCAGGATGTCGGCGGTGTTCTCCTCTTTTTTTCGTTTGAGATTTTCGGTGATCCCTTGAGATTCTTCAATAACTCGTCTGACTGTCTGTCCGCAGACTCCATTTTTTTTTGCCGTGGCGTTATAGCTCTCGGTTTCCAGATAATCAGCCACTATTTTCTTTTTTTGCCTATCCGTCAGCCGTGCAGCCATGATCGCCACCTCTCATATAGTTTCATTTTATTGAGGAGAGAGCGGACCCCGCTCCCCGCCCTCTCCTGATTTGCTGTGGGCCACCCGCCGCAGCTCGGGGCACATCCATAGGGCCGCCCATATCCTCATGCAGATAGGAGCGGCATATATGCGCTGTCCCATTTAGATTGTCACACCTTGCGCCCAAAGCCGACCTACGGCTCTGGATGGTACGCACGGCAGTTTTCAGCGGGATAGCGCCGCATGGGATAGCCTCTGTCTCCCATCTTCCGCCCCGAGGCAGGAGCGGGCGTCTTGGCCCTTCTCCGGGCCCATCAGACGCTCTAGGGTCACCGGTATAGTGTCTTTCCACAGTCAGCCCCGTGTACTTTGGAGCGGTTTGATTTTGCAGGGGCAGCCTCGAAAGGCATCCCTGCGCATTACCCCCAGGTTATACGCCTAACCCCCGATTGTGGGGAGGCCTCGCAAGGGAGTTGTTTAAGTTGCCCTCGTCCGGACTCGAACCGGCGCACACCCATATCTTCGGGCCGCTCTCCCAACTGAGCTCCAAGGGCGTATAGCCCTTCCGGGCTATGTTGCAGGTTTACGGCTTTGCCTGCGTGCCGCTGCCGGGAGGGAGGCCCGGCAATGAGAAAGGAGGAGGAAATGGAAGGGAGCGGGAGGCATTCGCCCCCACGCTCCCATTGTCGCATATGACCCGGTTATTATGCCTCCAAATGGAGGCATGTACAAAATATTTTTGCGATATGTTTAAAGATTGTGTTCCTGCTCTCCATCATCCCAACAAAGATCGTCCAAACTGACGTAGTAATAATTGGCTATCAGTTTTAGCTCCGTCAATCCCGGCTCTCGCTCACCGCGCTCATACCGCCTTAGCGCATCGTGGCTTAGACCTATCAACTCAGATGTCACCGCCATACTCCGCACTGGACGCCTGCTCTCCCTCAGCCTCCTCAACCGCTCCGGGAACTCATTCAACGGCCACCCCTCCTAAAAAATATCAGATAATTTTAGCATTTTGTCTTGACAACTAGGCAATATTGGCGTATAATATAATCACAGCAAGGGACCGGGCAGATCAAAACTAGGAGGAGCAAAAATGGAGAAATACGGATTGACGGACGAAACTATCGAGATCCTGACGGGGAAAGCGGAAAAAATTATGAGCTACTATGACAGCTACAAGTTGGACGCGCGCGAGTGGAAAAACTACGGGAAGCACCGGGTATATGTCACGGTTAGCGGCTATCATGGAGATGACCTCCAGAAGACCTATAAACTTGCTTGGGTCGATATGGATAACGAGCAAAAAATCACCTGGCAATATTAACGCAGGAAACGTCCCGCCCCGGAGGTTACGAGGGCAGAAGGAGAAAAAAATGGAAGTAAGAGAAGTTATCAAGATTAAAGAGTGGGTTGACGGAAGCGGATATAACTACGAGGAGATATACAGCGACAAGCTTGTAGACGTAGCCGCCGAGGAGGACGTACAAGGAGACTTTGGCTGGGACTGGTGGGAGAAAGTTGAGCCCGCCACTGGGACCGGGGACTTGAGGATTGTCGTGGAATATCACAGAGTATCAGATGATACGATGATCGCAAAATTTGAAGCATGGCAAAGCGAAATCTAAAAACAGAAATCTCACCCCGAAACTCACGATGGCAACAAAAAAGGAGGATGTAAAATGGAAAAAGCCAATGAAATCACTCTTATCGCTATGTCCTACTTCGGCGGGAAAGCAGTAGTCAAGTTTTCTGAGGACGGATGGGATGTCGTGTCCGATGACCGCAAAGCCCAAGATGGATATCTCCACTTGGACGCTTCCGCGCCTGGCGGCATCCCGGATGACTTAACCGAGCCTGTCAAAATACAGCTTATGCGTTACCTGTACAAGCATCACCATGACCTCCCCGGCCTGGGAGTTCCACCTCAAATCAAGTATTTTAGGGGATATAGTCTGGATGACGTGGAGCGGCTCGGTAACGACGGTGAGCACGGATACTACAACCAGGTGATCAAATGAGACGGAAATATGGAGACTGTATCCGGGCAGACGGCGACTGCACCGTCTGCCCCCTGGTGTCTTACGGACGTGACTGCCGCAATAAGCCAATCACAAATCTGGAGTGGGCCCGCCGCCGTGAGCACATGAGCCTCGACGAGCTATCAGCGCGGTCCGGCGTCAATAAAAGACAGATCCAGCGCATCGAGCAGGGCGAGGGTAAGATGGGCAACGTCACCCTCACCAATGCTCTGGCTCTGGCGGACGCGCTGGACGTGGATGTGAGGGAGCTGCTGTAATGTGCGCTCTACCGCGCATCCCCCCCGCGCCAAGCCGCCCCATCACAGGGGCGGCTTTTTTGTTTCCCCGCCGGGCGGTTCCGGCAGCGGCATCCAGTGAGTCGGTGGTGTGTCGCAGTCGGTATAATACTCCGCATCTGTGATGGAGTACCACCCATCATCAAGCTCATATTTCCCGCCAACAGCCATTTGGGAGGTCTCAAAACACAAAAGTACATCTTTGTCTGGCACTGGCAGTCTATCCACCACGCTGATCCACTCGCTCACGTTTCCCCACCCTCCATTTCAATCAAAAACGCCGCATTGCAGGCCAAATGCCACAAATGAGGCAAGCCGCTCTCCTGATCGTACTGCTCGCCTTTGAGATAGGCCAGCCAGTGCCGGTACAAAGCATCCCTGTAGCGCTGCGGCTCAACCTGATGCCAGTTGTCCGGATCGTGGTACTTGGCGCACCCAAACATGCGTACCGCTGCCACGGCCTCAATCAGCGAGACCGGGACCAGCGTGGGGCGCGGCTTCCCGGCGTCGGCTTTGGCATCTGCTCCGATCCCTCTCGGCCCACGGTTAGGGGACACAGCCTCAGCAACAACCAGGCTATCCATGCTCGTCCTCCTTATCCCGTTCCATGCAAAACCGGATATACTCCTCGATAAATTTCATATCATTTTCGGCTCCCTCGATTTTCCCCTTCCAGCCGCAGGAGGGGCAATAAAAAGTATCCCCACGCCCTCCGTTTCCACAGTTTCCACCACAGTTGGGGCACTCAGCGTCGGCAAAAAACAGGTTATCCACTGTCATCCTCCACAATGTGCCCTTTGCACCCCGTCTGGTAGTCAAAATTGTCGCAGTCTCCCATAGGCAGTACACGGCGGCCCAGAGCAAGCTGATACCTCAAAGCCTCCTTAACCTCCTCGGTTGTCATCAATGTGCGCCCATCTATGGTTATGCACCCCTTAATGTCCTTTGCGTTGCGGATTCCGCCCTCGATATCCAGGCAGCAGTGGATCAATCTTTTAGCCATCTCAGCCACCTCCAAGGGCCTCATCCTTGCTGATCCGCTCAAACTCGATCACCCACACCCACGGGTTGGCCTCCCAGCCATAGAGGTGCAGGTCTGCGGGCTTGATGGTGCTGTCCCACACTCTGGCAAACTGGCTACAAGAGACGCAGCCCTCGTCTTTCGCCTGCATATTCCCGCAGTCCTGCAACCGCTCCACCCGAATACAGGTGACCAGCAGGAAGATCCGGGCGGCCTCCCGTGGCATATAGATGGATGGTTTCCACTTCTGACCTGCTCCAGGCACCTCGGTCGGATAGATGTATCCATCCCCGAACGGGTTTTTTGCCCAGGTCTCCCGCACCCACAGGATGTCGCCTGCCCAACATGGAGCCTTAATAGTTTCGGCCCAATCGAGGAAAACGCCGCCCTCTCCTCCATTCCCGCACAGCATATCAAACGTTTGCTCGTAGTCATCACAATCCAAAACAGTATGGGCCCCTTTCGGCTGCGGCTTCACCACCCGCCGTGTGACGGTCTTCCGCCCCTCCATGATAACCCGCACCATTTCGGTGTTAAACAGGATTTGTTTCATGTTCATGCCTCTCCTTCCTCCGGATTGCGGCGGTAGGCCAGCCACGCCTCTCCATAGTATTTGGATGGCAAATCACAGGCTCTTAACATACCGTTGTATTTCTGGACATACTGCTCCAATTTGCCATAATAGGGGGCGTATTCATCATCGAAAAAACCTTTACAGGCTCCGATGTGTTGGATGTAGATTTTATCCCCGTCCATCTCCCGCAGCTCCTCCAGGGTTAGGGGGTCGTTGGGAGGCGAGATAAGTGCTGCAATTTCTTCCGGCTCCACCCCCATCTCCTCATAGGCGGCGAGGCGGTCAACGTGCAGTCCGCTCTCTTCACGGCCATCAATATTGACACGCCATTCTCCGCCGCCCTGGCCATCGTCACACCAGTATGTCAGCCTCTCCATGCTTATCCCTCCCCTAAAGCCAGTTGTCCGCCCTGATAGAGTTGATACAGGGTATTGCCTCGACCGTCGGTCATGTAGGGCAGAAATACCTCGTCCATGCTCACCATCCCGGCCTCAATGATCGCCATTTGCGCCAGCACCCAGTCTCGGATATTGCGCCAGCCTGTCCGCTCCGCCTGTGCCAGGTCTGCCTTGACTTTTTGCCGGTGGAGCACCGCCATCACACCGTTGATGTTAGCCGGGAGACGGAACGCCCGCCGCCCGGTCGGGGTCTCGATAGCAAAGGCTACACCGGTGGGACGTCCCTGGTCATCATACTCCACCATAATCTGTCGCGCCCCATGCGCCGCGAGCGCCCCCTGAATCTCACCCAGGCTCGTGTACACGTCTACCCCGGACGTGTAATTTTTTATGGCCATCGCTCATCCCTCCTTCTGCGGCCCGCGATGCCTGGAACAAAAATCATTCGGCCCATGCGGGTTGTCATCTCCGTCACAGTACCCAATTTGGTACTGTCCCCATCCGTTTCCACCCCAAAGGACACAGGTCTTACAGGTCTTTGGGGGCTCTCCACCAAGTAGTTTATACGCCGCATCCCTCTCACGCTTCACTTGCTCCAGCTCGGCCCGGAGCGCGGAGAGCGCGGCGGAGGCATCCGCCGTCATGCGCGGGATGCATCTGCTCATATCCCCGCCCGCATAGTAAGCGTAATTTCTGCACTGCCGGACGTTCGGCTGACTCCCGCACAGCCTTATGGCCTCAATCAGCTTATCAATATCCACTATGTTCCTCCTCCTGCCCGCGCCACCCACTGCCCATACGTCATCCCATGGGCCCGGGCCTCCGCTGCCACTTGGGCCAGGCTTTGCCCCTGTGGTCTTGATTTCGTCCGTTTCCGTTCTCTCCGCCTGGCCTCCCACTCAATATCCATACACTTTGAGCACAGGATGCGGCCTTTCCGTTTGTTCCGCCCCGAAAACTCAATCCCGCATCGCTCACAGGTATAAATCAGTATTTTTCTCATATTTCCGTACCTCAACCAGGATAGCGCCTCCGTCCCAAAACTCGTGGGATACTTTACGCACCCACTTTCGGTTATCATCCGGGAGCAAATAGCCCTTCATGGCGTCTACCACGGCTTTCCCAATGACGGCGTGGTTATCAATGTCCAGGTTATCGTCCCAGCAAAATCTGACTTCCACCGGTCCCGTCACCATTTTCTTTCTGACCTTCGCCTGTTTCATTGCCGCCCAGGCGATGGTGTGCAGCTCCTGCGCGTCTTTTTTTCTCACCTGATGGTGTTTCCCGGCGTAGTAGGCATTCAGCCCGTACCGCTTGTTCCACGCTGTCTTACCCGCTTTGGTGGGCGGATATGGGATCATAAATTTAATCATGGTCCAGAGCCCTTCCCGCCATTTCCAGCGCCTCCACAAACTGCGCATATATCTCGTCAAAATCAGACCCAATGCCGATCATGGCCCGATATTTCATCTCCATCCCTTTCAGGATCGCCCTTGCCCTTCTCCTATCCACGGTGGCGCACCTCCAGTATTCGTCCGCTCCTCATGTACCAGTTGAGCTCAATTTTCCCCGTCCTACCGTGGCGGTTCTTTGCCACTGTGACCTCCATGGGTGTGGGACCATATTCGTCCGCATCCTCTATCGCCGGCCTGTGTATGAGCAGTACACCGTCCGCATCCTGCTCTATGGCTCCGCTGTCCCGCAAATCGGAAAGTCGCGGCTCCTGGTTTTGCCGCCCCTCTACTCCCCGATTGAGCTGTGCCAGACATAGAACTGGCGTCTCCAGGCCCCGCGCCATCCGCTTGAGCTGATTACTTGTGCCAGTGACTCGCTCATAAAGACTCTTACCTGCGTCGTGCTTCATCAGTCCCAGGTAGTCGATGATCACCACATCCGCCCGGTTCTGTTTGGCGAGGAACTGAATTTCAGAGGTGTTCAGGGAGGCCCTTCTGTTAAAAAACAATGGCCGTTTGGCGAGCTTCACGAGGCTTTCCCCCACGGCTTTCCGCTCCTCCTCCGACAGTTCTCCCCGCAGGATCTGGGCCGCCGTGGCACGCCCCACATCCGCCGCCACCCTGCGGGCCATGAGCTGCTTTCTTGACATCTCCAGGCTGATAAAAAGGATTCGCCTCCCCCTTTCCAGCATCCGTTCCGCCAGCGCTGCGGCCAGCGTGGTTTTTCCGCAGCCAGGCCGGGCGGCCAGGATATACAGTCCCTCCCGGATCAGACCGCCCCCCAGGATGCGGTCAAGATCCGAAATTCCGGTCTCCACGAAGGCCCGATACCCCTCATCTACACGGTCCAGGTCCTCCAGAAGTTCCGCAGCCGCCTCCCGCGCCGATACCACTCCGGCGTCGTAGCTGCCCTCTGCGATGCGCTCCGTCAGCGTCAGCAGCTCCGTCGCCTCTCCCAGCGGGTCATGGCCCGCCAGCAGGGCGTCCGCCCGCTCCTGTATGCCCGCCAGCAGCTCCCGGCGCAGAAACTCCGTATGCAGCGCCTCACAGTATGCCCCCACATTGGCCGCCGTCAACGTGATCTCCATGGCCTGCTGCGAGAAGGCGTCGTCCCACTCCGCCGCCCGGCTCCGGATCGTCACGGGGTCTACCGTCGCTCCCTCGTCGGAAAGCTCGCAGGCGGCCTCGTAGATGGCCCGGCACCGCCGGTCCCCGAACATCTCCGGCGTAATCGTCCGCCGCACCTCATCCAGACACCTGGGGTCGATCAGGATGGACCCGGCAAGCGATACGTCGGGCGATATGCCCTGTTTCATGCTTTCACCTCTACATCTACCAGCTTCCCATCGATCTCCACCGTCTGATATCTCTTTGCAGGGCGCGGCGGAGCTGTGGGCGGTTCTGTCTGATTTCTCCGCTTCTCCAGCTCGTCCCAGTCCTCCATGCTCTTCACACCCTGCTTCCGCTTGGCGTCCAGTACGCCTTTTACATATTTCCAAGTCAATACACCGCCCTCGATGGCCTCGTCCATCCCGCGAATGCAGCATTCAGGCCCCATAGCGCTGATATATGCCTTCAACTCATCCGCTGCCCTTTGGGTCATCTGGGGGCAGATGTGGTCAAAATAGTAACCAAACACATGAGCGATATCAGGGTCCTTACGCGCGCACGCGCGTACCTCCTCTCCTTTACTTTCCTTTACTTTACTTTTATAGGCATTTGCCTGGGGCAAATGACCATCTGCCGGTGGCAAATGCTCATTTGCAGGTGGAGCATTCTCATATGAGGCGCACTTTTCCAGACCCCTCGATTCTTCATCGTTCAGGAGCCAGTAATCTGATATGACGGCTTTTCTGCGCCGCTCCTGGATCGCGGCGTAGAATCGCCTCTGTATACCTCTACTCGTTAAGATGCCCCACCCGTCAAACAGCCCCTGATCAAAGAGACCAATTTGCAAGCAGTATCTCACCGTCTCCTCAACGGTCCCGGACCCAATGCCGCCCCCCATCCGCCTTGCGGTGGATGCAGAATCGTCATAAGCCCAACGGTAGAAGTATCCGTCAAATTTGTAAGCCATCTGGCACAGGTAAAAATAAATGCCGAACCCGGTCCAGCCCTGTGCGTCCAGGAGCTTGTCGATCTTTGTGTCGCCGTCAAAGAGATTCACCGACCACCCGGCATAGTCAAGCCCGGTCTTCGGTTTTCCCGCCATGATCTCGGTACCCCCTTAAAAGGGGAGATCGCCGTCATCGTCCTCAAGCTCAGCGAATCCGTCTCCAGGCTGTTGAGGCGCGGCATAGCCGCCGCCATCGGCGTCCCGCTTGGAGTCACCAAAATAGACGTTGTCGGCCACTACCTCTGCGGCGGTGCGCTTATTGCCGTTCCGGTCCGTGTAATCCCGGATCTGGAGACGGCCTTCCACGACGGCCATACGGCCCTTGGTGAAATACCGGGAGACAAACTCGGCGGTGGAGCGCCAGGCAACCACATTGATGAAGTCCGCCTTCTTCTCCCCGGTCTCCTTGTCCTTGAAGTCCCGGTCCACGGCCAGGGAGAAGGACGCCACGGCGGTGCCGTTCTGGGTGTTCCGGAGCTCGGGGTTTTTGCAAAGCCGTCCCTGCAAAAATATTTTGTTCAGCATACCTTTGCCCTCTGTTCTCTTATTTTTTGCTTTGTTTCTTCTGAGTGACGCTTCCCTAAATGGTGAAAAGTGGTGTGCGATCCAAAAGACATAAGGCAAAGATTTTCAATCCGATTATCAGATTTGTTTCCGTTCAAATGATGGATGCAACATCCATCAGGAACGGGAAAACCCGTTTCTCTTTCCCAAACTAATATGTGCTCCATTACGTAACCGGATGAATCTGCTCTCGAGTGTTCAGGGGAAAGAACTTGCCTATATCCTCTTTTTGTGACTCTTACGCCTCCGTTCCAGTTGCTTCCCCGTTCTCTTTTTCTGGAGAGCGATCTATTTAAAAATTCGATTTCCTTTGATTTGCGAAGCCCAAGTTTATATGCCTTTTTATAAATTCCTTGCTTCGTTTTATTGGGGATTAACGTTGCGAGTGTTTCATTCGAAACAACATTATAATTTTGAATCAAAACATCTATTTCTTCCGTTGTCCATGTTTTCATTGGGTCCCCGCCTCTCTATAAGCCAGCCTATCACGGGTTAAGCGCCCCATGATAAAAATTTTGTTGAGCATGCTTCGTCTTCCTACAAGTAACTTTTCCCGATCAGCTTCCGGAACTCCTCCCGGCTGTGGGTCTCCTCGTATTTCTCTTGGCACTCCCGTTTAAGCTTTAAGTCCAGGTCTCTGTTAAAATGCACTCCATACTCGGCACCATTGTGCCAGTCCCAGCGGAGCCATACCCAGAACCCGTTTGCCTCGCTGATTTTGCGGTTAGGAGTGCCGAAATAAATATGATGTCTATGGAGCCCATCTGTTGCCCCTGTGAGGTAGCACTCTCGCGTATCGCCCTGTAAAATGCTATCCATCAAACAGCCTGCCAGCGGTCCATCAGACCGGCCAGCTCCTCCGGTGTCATAGTCTCTATCCCTTGTGCTTTGCACTCCTCTACCACGCTGCGGATAAGGCGGGTCATCTGCTTGGTGTTGTATTGACTGCTGCCGTAATAGGCCCGGATCACCACCTGCTCCCCATCGCGGGTGTAGTCCACATGCTCCGTGACCCACCCGGTTCCCAGCCGGGACCATGCCACCTCAAAGGTTGCCGCCTCTTCCGGCGCAAGGTGGAAATCCCGGAAGACACCAATCTCCCGGATAAAGCCCCGGTACATCTCCTCCTTGGTCTGTCCCAGTGCCGCCGCAAGTTTGTCCAGCAGTACCCACAGGTAGGCGTTAGCGTCCAGGCTTCGCCTACGGGGCTGTTTCCTGGCCTCCACCACCCAAGCGCCGTCCATCTGCTCAGCAATCTTGGCGGCTGATGCCCGGTCCCGTGTGCGGAACGCCGCCCAAAACCCCTCACTGTCCTCATACCAACGGGCCTTGTCACAGGTCAGTATCATGCGCCAGCATCCGCCCTTCTTCGGCCCTCCGCCTTGGAGCACTTAGCACATAGCGCTCGCCCAAACATCTCCGTGGATCGAGCTGCCATTTCTGCGGCGGTGATGGCTCTCTTACCATCGTTGTATGGCATAATCTCTTTCCCACAGTCCGCGCAAGGAGGCCCTGGAGGCTGTATATTTGCCTGTTTCGCATCTAATTCCGCGCTGGAAATCTTGTCAGGGTCCTCTCCGGTCGGCAAAGCAAATGTCCTGAGCCACATGTACTTAAAGGCATACGTCATCGCCTTGCCGCTCCCCTTATCCTGCGTGTCCGCGCCGTCTCCGCAAGAGGCAATCTCTATGTATTCCTTGGGGTCCTCCACATTGACCATCCGATATGTCACATCCACGTGGGTAATCGTGCCCGCACGGTTCGTGGTCTGGGCCACTGGGTACACGATCAATTTGTGCTTCAACAGCTCCGCCCGCATGATAGAGGTGACTTTTTCTTCTGACAGTGCGCGATAACTGGTCTTGTTAAACTCCACCCTATCGTCCTTTGCAAGGTACTGGATATCCCCCATAATGGAGGCAATTTTTTCGTAAATATTCAATTTGGCCTCCTATATTCCAAATTTAGAAACCAGCCTGTTCCAGATGATGTCGCACACATCATCAGACAAATACTTTTTGTTTTCACGGTCTGCTGCCTCCAAAACTGCTGTGATAATCTCTTTCCGGTGCTCCGTGTCGGCCATATCTTCCCGACATTGCGAGCATAAGGTTTTACCTGCGCAGTCCTGTTCCGCTTCGCTGCCCCAAAGTTCCGCTCCACAATGTTGGCAATAGGCCTCTGCGCCGCGGTCTTGCGGATCATCCATTATTGGATGCAACATTCTTCGGCCTCCCTTTTCAGCTCGTATACCGCATTGTTTACGCCGCTGTGCGGATTGATCCGCTTATCTATTACATGCACTATCTCCATCTTTTCCAACTCATTGAGCCGTGGCCGAACCGCATTGAGGTCTCCAAACCCTAGCTTGTCCGCTACCTCAGCCGCAGTCATAGGTCCCGTCCTGAGCGCCGAGATAATCAGTGCTTGGCGTGGCGTGATCGTGGACAGCGCTCGATTATAGCCCTCTCTGCGGGTTTGCTGTGTAATCCGTGTTGACATTGATCCTCCTATCCATCATAATACAGGTATATCTGTTCCCCTTGCCGTCGTCAGAGCTTAGCCCCTCTGGAGGCGGCGCTTTTTATGCCTCGACAAACTCTCCATTTATCAGCTTATAGTAGGTATCTGCCTTAACGATGTCCCCGTCTACAATCGCTGCTTTGATGTTGATAATAGGATATGTCTCTCCGTCCCACTCACCGCGCTCTACTACACAGATTGCGCACCCAAGCGCTCCCTTTGCCTTGCATTCGGCTCCTGCTGCAAGTGCGACTCCCGCTCTGCCCGTAGCAGATGCAGCGCCATGGTCGCCCGTAGCAGATGCCGCGCCTCGGTTGCCCGTAGCAGATGCAGAGCCCTGGTTGCCCGTAGCAGATGCAGCGCCCTGGTAGCCCGTAGCAGATGCAGCGCCCTGGTTGCCCGTAGCAGATGCAGCGCCCTGGTTGCCCGTAGCAGATGCAGCGCCCTGGTTG